AAGGTACGTTACTTGAGACAGTGAACCTAAGTAATCAGGTAACGCAGTCTCTCGCCCGTATGAACCGTACAGGCATAGCCGTTGACAGAAATGTATTGAGTGAGGTACGTGAGGAGTTCAACAGAGAACGTAACGACCTTATCAATGAACTTGATGGCATAGCGCGAGACGTTATGGGTGACTACCCACTCAACCTCAACAGTCCTGAACAGCTATCGTGGCTAATCTATTCTCGTAAGCCTTACGACAAAAAGAATTGGGCTGACAACTTCGATGACTACATGAGTAAGACAGACTTCAACTCCTGTGTGAAGCAGCACTCTGAGATTATATATAAGAAGAAGGCGAAGCAGTGTAAAGCTTGCTACGGCACGGGTAAGGTACGTAAGATGAAGAAGGATGGTCAGCCGTTTGCTAAACCTTCTAAGTGTCCTACGTGTGATGCAGAGGGCTACCTATACACATCTACGGATGAAATAGCGGGCCTAAAGTTTAAGGCACCCAACCCAAAGTGGGTTAGTGCTGGAGGCTTCAGTACGAACAAGCAAGACCTAACTCTGTTGGCTGCTACTGCGGTACGAACTAAGAACAAAGTAGCTGAACAGTTTATTGGTAAGGTCATTCGGCTGAGTGCCGTTGAAACTTACCTGTCCTCATTTGTTGGTGGTATTGACACTTTCACAAAGCCAGACAATATGCTGCACGTACAGCTTACACAAACAATCACATCTACTGGTCGCTTCTCTGGGCGCAATCCTAACATGCAGAACATGCCTCGCGGGGGAACATTCCCCGTGAAGAAATGCTTTGTGTCTCGTTGGGAAGGTGGTAGTATACTTGAGGCAGACTTTGCACAACTGGAGTTCCGTGTGGCTGCCTTTCTATCACAAGACACACTAGCCATAGAGGAGGTAACAAATGGCTTCGACGTACATTCCTACACAGCGCAGGTTATCAGCGATGCGGGTCAGCCTACAACACGCCAGCAGGCGAAGGCACATACATTCGCACCCCTCTACGGAGCAACAGGCTTCGGTAGATCACCAGCAGAGGCTAAGTACTACGAACACTTTGGAGATAAGTACAGAGGCATTGCCAGATGGCACAAAGAGCTTGCCAAAGAAGCTCTGAATGAAGGCCACATACGTACACCTTCCGGTAGGCAGTTTGCTTTTCCTGACGTAACAAGACGGGCAAACGGTACACCTACATTCTTCACACAGATAAAGAATTATCCTGTGCAGTCGTTTGCTACGGCAGACATTGTGCCGCTGTCTTTAATCCACATTGAAAACCAACTGAAAGGAAAAAATACTTGCATTGTTAACACGGTGCATGACTCAATCGTGCTGGACGTACACCCAGATGAAACGGAGTATGCCCTGCAAGTGATTGATAATACAAATGATAATCTGAAAAACCTCATCGACTTGAGGTGGGGTATTGACTTCAACGTGCCTTTACTTTTAGAGGCAAAAATAGGACCGAATTGGCTTGACACCAAAGATGTCACCTGATATAACTTCGGACCTTAACAGGAGAATAAGTTACTATGAACGAACTAGCAAATCTAAACACAACTAACTTCGCAGAACTTGCACTGCTTGCAGGTATGGGTACTCCATATGCGGAATCTAAAACCTCTTCCCTCATGCGTCTTGCATTGCAACACAAGCCTATCTCTGCAAAGCAGGACATCAAAGGTAAGAAGGTCAATGTGGAAGTCGTTGAAGCAGGCAGCTTCCGCATTGAAGAGCCTATTGCGGATGGTAAGAAAATCTATTCTTCCAACGTAACCATTCGACCCTTCATGCAGCGTGTATTCTACAAGCGTTTCATTATGGGCGATGGAGATAAACCTAATAGGTTCCGAAAGACCGTGATGGCTAATGACTTGAAGTCTGAATTAAAGGATACTGATGGAGGCTTCAACTGTGGTAAGCCAAATCAGTACTTTGAAGATTGGAATCAAGTTCCTGATAATGTCAAGTCGGTTATCCGTGCTACTAAAAGAACACGGGCTATCTTCGGTACATTGACAGTGAAGGACGCCGTAGATGCAGAGGGTAATCCTGTCTCTACACCTGATCCTTTTCCAGCAATTTGGGAGGTCAATAACAATGAGGCTTACACCTCTGTTAATGCACCTTTCAATAAGTTGTACAAGATGCAGCAGCTTCCAATGAGCTACAACATAGTCTTGTCAACTGAAGAAAAGCCATTGCCAAATGGTGACAGCTTCTATCTACCTCGTGTGGCACTCGATCTTAAAAATAAGATTGATCTACTGGACTCCGATCAAGATACCTTCACTAACTTTCTTGATTGGATTAAGGACCACAACTCCTACGTACTCAGTAAGTGGGACGAGAATAATGTAGATGATGTTGATGATACCACTAAGGATTTAGTGGACGAGTTCATTGACGTAGCCTCTGAGGAGGCTGCTTAAATGAATCACCCCGCTGAACTGACACTACATAAGTTACTCACGGATTTACGTGATGGCAAGACTTCGATGTCTCATTCCTCCATCGAACAAATTGTATCCGGTGTTCGTGATTCACTTGAGCGTCAGTTCGGTGGGGGTGGTCAGCAAGCATTTAGACTACGTATGTCTAATATAGGCAGACCATATTGCCAGCTTTGGTATCAGAAGAACAGACCCGATATTGAACGGTCACTACCTACCACATTTATTCTTAACATGATGTTAGGTGATATTGTGGAAGCCGTCTTTAAAGGTCTTCTTACTGAGGCTGGTGTAGAATATACGGACAGCGAAGAGGTCAGACTTGAATTAGAAGATGGCACCATCATTAAAGGTACAACTGATCTTAGTATCGACGGTGCTGTTGACGACGTTAAGTCTGCCTCTCCGTGGTCCTATATGCACAAGTTCTCTGATTTCCAAACCTTAAAGAAAGGAGATTCATTTGGCTACGTAGGACAACTAGCAGGCTATGCTAAAGGCTTAGATAAAAAAGCTGGTGGCTGGTGGGTAGTAAACAAAGCCAACGGAAACTTCAAATATGTTGAGGCAAATGAACTTGACATTGACGAAGAAATTACTACATTACAAGATAAGGTGCAGAAGTTAGACGTTAATGAATTTGAACGATCCTTTGAGGCAGTGCCTGAGTACTACAGGAGAAAGCCAACGGGAAACACAGTTTTAAATTCAGCGTGTAAATTCTGTGACTATAAGAGGGATTGTTACAAGTCTTTAATCACAAGACCATCAATACCCTCTACCGCTAAAGAGCCACCAGAGGTGGACTACGTACACATTGAGGAGAAATACAATGACTGAATTATACGATGATCTTACTATGGAACAACTGAAAGAAACAGTTGACAATCTACAGGAAGAATTATCGGCAGCACGAAAGGAGTACAACGAAAGGCGAACTACAATGCTACGTAGTTTGATGGAAACTAAACGCGACACAGATGCAGCCATTCAACAAGAAATGGTGAAGTTGGGATACAGTTCATTCCGACCAGCGCATAAGTTTGCTTCGAGTTTCTGGTCTTACTGATGAATAGAAAGCAGTTTCGTGCTGCTCGAAAGAAGGGGTACAGGTCTGGCTTAGAGGTAAAGGTTGCCGAAAGTCTTGACATTATCGGACAGAAATACCGATATGAAAAAGTTAAGATTGAATGGGAAGACTTATCTTACAGAACCTATACCCCCGATTTCGTACTCAATAACAATATTATAATTGAGACTAAAGGTTTATTCACATCCCCAGACAGACGTAAGCATGTGCAGATTAAGAAGCAGCATCCTGAATTGGATATTCGTTTTGTTTTTACTAACAGTAAAGCTAAACTTTACAAAGGTGCAAAAAATACCTACGGTCAGTGGTGTACCAAAAAAGGTTTTAAATACTACGACCGCATCATACCAGAAGACTGGTTGACAGAAGAACCAAACGACGCTATACCATCCTTCATCGACTTCAAAGGGACTAAACGAAAATGACTACCTTCAAAGACTCCTTCACGGAAGATAGCTTCTACCTCAAGTTCACACCTCTTATCGAAGATAACGGTAGATGGGCCGGTGACATTGACGTAGAAGCAATCATCCACGATGACAATGGTCTTTCACCGGAAGACGAACAGAAGATGGAGAATGTTCTTCATATGGTATCTGCCAGCATTCATCTCTATGAACAGAATGAAGAGGTGTATAATATGGCACGAGAATTAGTCATTAACGGACTAAATAAAGATGACAATGAATATCTCTTGAACCAGACACCTGAAGAAGAAACAAAAGCAAAACCATCCTTTACAACAAACGGAAACGTAATCTCTGTGGGGTTTGGTAAGTGAGCGAAGATGAGATAAACAACCCAGACCATTACAATATGAGTGGTATGGAAACTATAGACTTACTACAAGAGTCTATGGGCATGACTGAATTTGAAGGATACCTAAAAGGCAACATACTAAAATATGTTAGCCGATACAGGTTCAAACATGCAGAAGACCCTGTGAAAGACTTACTGAAGGCACAGTGGTATCTGAATAAGTTAATTGGGACACTACAAAAACAATGAAAGTTCGTATGATGATTACGGTGGAGGTTGACACTGAAGAATATCCTATGCCATCTGATGAGAATGTAGGCATAGAGCTTGAGCGTACCTTCACCGAAATTATCTACGACATTAACGGCCTATCAATTGTAGGCTTCAAAACAACACAGACGGGGAATTAGTATGGGAAATATGCTACCTACAGACTATCAAAACTTTATTGCACTCAGCCGTTACGCACGGTGGAAGGAAGAAGAAGGACGCCGTGAAGATTGGCAAGAGACAGTCAGTCGATACTTTGATTACGTAGGTAGTTATATCTATGATACATTTGGCTACCTGAAAGCTAAAAAGATTCTGTCTGAGGTAGAGGACTCCGTTCTAAACTTAGGCGTCATGCCTTCGATGCGAGCTATGATGACTGCTGGCCCAGCTTTGGATCGTTGTCACGTAGGCAGCTACAACTGTAGTTACATTCCCGTAGACAGCCCCCGCTCATTTGATGAGGCTATGTACATTCTAATGTGTGGTACAGGTGTAGGCTTCAGCGTTGAGCGTGAGAGCGTAGACAAGCTACCCGTAGTCAATGAAGATTTTCATAGCAGCAACACAGTCATTGTCGTTGACGACAGTAAGGCCGGTTGGTGTAAGGCACTACGTGAACTCATTGCATGTCTGTATGCTGGACAAGTTCCTAAATGGGATATAAGCAGAGTAAGAGCAGCGGGTGCCAGACTTATGACGTTTGGCGGCAGGGCATCTGGACCGGAACCTCTTGAAGACTTATTTAACTTCTGCATTGAAAAATTTACAGGTGCAGCAGGACGCAGATTATTCTCCGTTGAGGCACATGACATCATGTGTAAGATTGGCGAGATTGTAGTTGTAGGTGGTGTACGTAGAAGCGCATTGATCTCTCTATCTAATCTTAGTGACGCATCTATGCGTAAGGCTAAGTCAGGTGAGTGGTGGAACAATGAGGCGCAACGTGCGCTGGCTAACAACTCTGTGTCTTACAAGACAAAGCCTACGATGGAAGTATTCTTCTCTGAATGGCACTCACTATATGAGAGTAAGTCAGGTGAGCGCGGCATCTTCAACAGACAAGCAGCACACAAACAGGCTGCTAAGAATGGTCGCAGAAAGCTAGAGACTAAAAACAATAAGCCTATTGAGTGGGGTACTAATCCCTGTTCAGAGATTATTCTGCGACCATATCAATTCTGTAATTTATCTGAGG